AACGACAACTTTGTGTACATCAAGTTCAATAGCGGTCTAACCGATCCAGATGCCGCTGTCCACTGGTCGTTCGAACTGGAGCCAATCAGCGATCCGATTGCCGAGCAAACAATCAACAGTCAGTATTTCTACCTTGAAAATACGGGTACAGCTCAAACTGAAACCCTATCTAGCTACACGCTATCCAGTGGTAGCAGCACAACGCCATCCATCCAGTTTGTTGGAACAAACCCAACTTCAACCGCCGGATACCCTCCGACTAATAACAACCCATCCGATCTGAACGAATGGGACTTGTTCAACTACAACGCAGATACACAAATTCAGTTTTCTTTTGACAACGGTCCTGAAATTACAGTTACGGCGGTATCAGAACAGCTGATCCAAAACTTTGATGATTACACAGCACGTGACAGCAGCAACCGTGTAATACGTCGGCTGTATCAAAATCTCAGTTTGTTTGGATTCAACGCATACTCCAGCAAAACAATCCAAGACCTCAGATCTTTTAGTGTATTTGTTACGCAAGGACGTAGCGTCAGAAAACTACGCACATCAGGAGATGACGAGCAAGGACGTAGCTGGGGCAGCGCAAACTACAGTTACTACCCAAGTACACCAGATGGTACCAGCAGCTTTGCCCCTGATATTTTTGTAGACACAATCTTGGATAAAGAGGATGGAATCGGTGATTACGCAGTTGTCGATGGCATTGATCTAAAACAACTTGCAATTACAAAACGTTTTTGCCGTCAGAATAATTTATTTATGGATTGCATCATTGCCGATCCCCGCAGCTGGCGTGAATTTTGGATGGAAGTTGCTCCCTATAGCCTGCTGGAATTTGCTCGAATTGGAGGACGTGAAACGCTCGTTCCAGCTGTTCCATACACCACTAGCACAGGGGCCATTACACGCAGTATCAATGTTAGTGCTCTATTCAACCAGGGTAATATTTTAGAAGACTCGTACAAAGAAGAATACATTGACTTTGGATCAAACATGCAAGATCTCATTGCAAGTATCATTTACAGCGATGTACCAACAGATGCAATTTTTGCAAATAAAAAATCAGTAGATGTGCAGCTGGCTGACACTCTTGAAATCAACGCCATACGTCAAACCTTTGATCTCTCGGCCTACGTCTCAAACGAAGCTCAAGCCATTCTGTTTGGCAAACTCATGTGCAATACGCGTCGGTATGTTCGCCAAGCTATTGAATTTAAAACGTACCCGACGTCTGACCCCCTATCCCCTGGAGCGTACATCTATGTAGACATCGGTCAGAACAGCTGGGACTCAATCCGTACCGGAGTTGTGGGTGTCGGTGGAGTTTTGAACGTGCCCCTGGGCAACTTGCCTTCAGATGGTACGTATAACTTCCGGTTATATAGAAGTGACGCAGGGATATCCACCGTAAATAACGTCAGCGTTTCAAATGGAACCGCCTCCGCCCTGAGCAGCTACGAGAACTACCTGTTTGTACTGGGTGTAGAGGCCACCAGCCGCCGTGTGTTTAGGGTCAGTGAGGTAGCCATGGACGAAGAAGGCGAGATCACTGTTCGTGCAAGCATCTACCCCTGCACAACAGACGGGCAGTCCCTTATCGCGGATTTCACTGACAGCTTGTTTACCGTTCGACGCTAGGATGGAGTTATTCAGATAGGTTTCACCGATGGCGTTTTACACAGGTCGCACTGGCGCTCTATACCTGTCCTCAGACACAGCGGGCGATATAAATCCCGCTGCTGCTGAGCAAGCGCTAAAGCTGCGTGACTGGTCACTGGATACCACACTGGAACTGCTTGAAACCACTACTGTCGATACCGCCGTCAAAAGTTATACCCCTGGGGCATCAAGTGCCACAGGTAGTGCAACCGTAATGTATTACAGGCGAGAAGGCACTACCAGTACCGAACCTGGGGTGCAGTTTAATGAGTTTCTATCCAAGATCATGAAGACTAGTGCCGCCGGGGTTACCACATCAGATCGTGTAGCCATAGTTCTGCGTGTAGGCGTCACTGCTGGTACATCTGGCGACGTTAAAGACGACATTGCTTTTAATGCTTATATCACAAGCGCCGGACTCAGCGTCAGCACTGGTGAGTTGAGTTCTGTTGCTATCCAGTTCACCGTGGACGGACCCTTCCGTGAACTGATTGACGCATGACCTACTTTCTAGGTCAACACGGCAAAATCAAGTTGCGCCGTAAATCTGCTGGAACGTTTAGTTCATCGGTATCACCTGCCGATGTTAATACCGTTCTCAACCGTTTTGGGTTTGACGGCTCAGTAGAAAACCTGCTTACAGGTGACCAACTCGTCATCAGCACCACGGACGCACGGGGCTTGGACTTTTTGCCCACCTCAACGTGGCCCGATGGCGGTGGGGTAACACTGGATCAAGTAGTTGCCTACATCAGTATCAATGCTATTGGCGGTATCCGATTATTTGAAACATTTAGCGATGCAATCAACAACAATAGAACTGCTGAATATCCCTTAGAAGCTTTTACTGGTGCATCACTTCCAATTGACGTACAGATCTACGGGTCTGTGGAACGCGTACTAGGTGATGTGACGGGTTATAGCTTCAATACAGACCGCGAAGCCCTTGATACCACTACGATGTCGGACCACTTTAAGCGGATGTACTCAGCTGGGTTGATCAGCGGTGCCGGATCTATTGACTGCCTTTTCAGCGTCAGCAACAGCGGGCTAACTGAAAACTCATTGCTGATGCTGCAACTCATCAACCGTACAGACATTGGTAGCGAGTTTACCTGTTACCTACAGATCACAGATAGCGATGCCTATACCACAACCCCAGATATTTATTACGAATTTTCAGCGGTCATAACACGAGCTGGTATTGAGGTCCGCCAAGATCAAGCCATCAGCTGCGCCATTGATTTTGCAACCACTGGCGAGATCAAGCTTTTGATCGGTGAGCCATCTGGCTACATCCTCAAGGAAGACACGGATCGTCTGCGGCTACAGCAGAATCTTGACTTCCTGCTAACAGAGGTCACAGACTAGACTGGCAGTAGCATTGTTGTCTCGCGGAGTTTAACGGGTGGCTGACCAAAGAATTACACAGCTGACCCAGCTCAGCGAGGCCAACGTAGCAGCCATCGACGTGCTGCCTATCGTTGACATCAGCGCGAGCGAAACCAAAAAAGTTACCGCCAAAGACCTGTTCGAGGCTGGTGCAACCCTGGCTGATTCGGCCAGCATTGATCTTGTCAAACTTGATCAAGCCAGTACTACCAAACTTGGTACGGTTGCTCTTGCTGACGACGCGATCACCGCAGCCAAACTGGCCAACGATTCCAGTATCAACTACGGCCCGACCGAGCCCAGCACCGATAATTTTGAAGGTCGCGGCCACGTTAACAGCAGCACCAAATATCTCAAGGTCTACGACGGCAGTGTTTACCAGCAAGTTGTTGCCCCAACGACTGGCATTGAAGACCTTGCTGTAACCACCGGCAAACTGGCTGCTAACGCTGTCACCACCGCCAAAGTTGATGCTGCTGGGCTTGGCACAGCTGCCATTGCAGATTCAGCCATTACCGCAATCAAAATTGCCAATGGCACCATCACATCGGGCAAATTTCAAGCTGGTGCAGTTGATACCGCCGCCATCGGTACCTCAGCAGTCAATACAGATGAACTAGCCGCTAGTGCGGTCACCTACGCCAAGATCCAAAACGTCAGCGCCACTGACAAACTACTTGGCCGGGCTACTGCTGGCGCTGGCAACGTAGAAGAGATCACCCTCACGGCAGCAGGTCGAGCACTCATCGATGATGCCAGCGCATCCGATCAGCGCACCACCCTCGGTCTCGGTAGTCTCGCTACTCAGAGCGGCACTTTTAGCGGCACCCACTCCGGCACCAGTTCCGGCACCAACACTGGCGATCAGACTATTACGCTCACCGGCGATGTCACGGGTTCTGGTACTGGATCTTTTGCCGCGAGCATTGCAACCGATGCTGTAACCACAGCCAAGATTGCCACTGGCGCTGTAACCACTGACGAACTTGGTGCAGCATCCGTAACTGCCGCAAAACTGGCAGCCAACTCAAGTACTGTTGTATCCGGTAACGCTCCAACCGGCGTTGGCGCATTTGTTGGTCAGCAGTGGATCAACACCAACACAGGTTTTGGATACAGCTGGGATGGCAGCATTTGGGCACAGCAAGCGGGCGTCCAAAGCTTTGCATTTAGTGATTCCACACCACTGACATTTTCAGCAGCAGTTTCATCCGCCGGTTTGGCCACAGTAACAACCGGACTTGATACTCAGACTGCTGCAACAGTTTTTGCTGGTCCTACAACGGGTTCAGCCGCCACTCCAACATTCCGAGCGTTAGCTGGTACAGATCTTCCTGTTGCCACTTCCGTTGCAAACGGTGTTGTACGTCCAGGTACGGGCCTTACTGTAGCTGGCACAGGCGTTCTCAACCACAGCAACAGTGCCACACCGGGCACCTATACCAAAATTACAATCGATGCTCAGGGTCACGTCAGTGCCGCATCAAATTTAATTGCAGCTGACGTTCCCAATTTAGATGCCAGCAAAATTACAACTGGTACATTTTCTGGTTCATTTCTTGCTGAAAATAGTGTTTCAGCTACGCAACTAGCTGATTACGGTATTGCACAAGTTAGTGAATCAGCTCCAGTGCCAGAATTTGCAGGTCAGTGGTGGGTCAACCCATCTGACCGTTCTGCCTATATCTGGATTGGTACTGTTAACCCAGCGCCAAACGGTTACTGGCTACTTGTGGGCTACGGTTCACCCACGCAACTTAACCTTCGTTTTGGTGGCACGTATAACGCAACAACAAACCTTGTTGTATCACTTAACCAGTACGGTACCGAAGCTGGTTTGACTATTGGTCAGGGTTTAGGTGCGCCAAATCCTCAAAATAACGGTGTCTATTTAATTGTTACTACAGCAGGTACTGGTACAACACCAGCTCCTATTGCATCCTTGGCTGCTGGTGACTGGGTTCTAAGCCAAGGCACAGGTCCTAACTGGACAAAAATTGCGGTCGTATCTGGAGCAACGGGTACGTTTAACGACTACGACATTCTGTCTGATGGCACGTATTTCACGCCAGATATGACAGGCGTTACAGATGTTAGGGATGCCCTGGTCTTGCTATGGGGTCGTGCGCAAATTGCAACCACTTCTCAAATCGGTGTTGTACTGGAATCTGCTGAAGTGCTTGTTGATAACAGCACAGGTGAGATGACCATCGGTGTTGTAGACGATGGCACCTTCTAATGGCCTCACGAAACGAGAGTTTCACCTATAGCGCCGAAAACGTTCCTATCGGCGGCAACCCTGGTGACGTGCTTACCAAGGTAGGTGGCCCCCACTACTACACAGCTTGGCGCGAGCCCGGCTATGTATTTGACACCTACGACGTAGTTTTTGACGACGGTGAGTACTAGA